AGCGCCGATTTACACACGGGACGATTTTTGGACATGATAATAGACCACAATCACAAAGTATATAGGCGCATCCACAGTCTGCTTGGGGTGAATAAACACAATGGTGCGTACTACTATTCAAAAGAGATCGTGCGGAACATCATACCGAGGGTTCAGACAGACCGCAACTGGGTGACGGTGCGTGTTGAGAATGAGGCGTATGACCATTCGGTGGTGTTCATACACAACAACAAAGAGACGGAGTGCTACGAGTATTTGCGGAATTTCAAAGATTTGGTGCTGGTCTGTGGCATACCGGAAACGATGGACAAAGTGAAACATCTTGGAACACCGATATACGTTCCGCTTTCGATAGACGTTGCGGAAGTCAGCAAATACCGCTGCGAAAAGACGAAAGATGTTGCATATGCGGGCAGACCGTCAAAGCGTCAAGGAAAGTTGTGGGACGTTGACCATATCGAGGGCGTTCGCAGAGAAGTGATGCTGCAACAGATGGCGCAGTACAGATACGTGTACGCAGTCGGACGTTGCGCGATAGAGGCGCGTTGTCTCGGATGCGAAATACTGCGTTATGATCCGAGATGCCCTGACGTGAGTATATGGAAAGTGGTTGATAATTCAGAGGCAGCCGAAATACTGCAAAAGGAGCTGAACCGAATAGATGGGAAGAGTTGAAAAGTTACGGGAACTTGAAACGGTGTTAAAGAACGCACTGGACGAATGTGAAACCGACAAGGTTGCGTCTATTGCGAAACAATATAGAGAGACGTTGCGAGAAATCGAAGAAATAGAAAGTCAAAAGGGCAATACTAATGAAATCTCAAGAATACTACAACAACGGCAGTCTAATGGGTTGCCAGGAGCCGTCCGTCAGAATCGTTCCTGAATACGAACGGACTGACGGAGTTGACGCAGAACAAATACTGCGGGTCGGCGGGATGATACTTGACCCGTGGCAGAGCATGGCAATGTGTGACTGGATGGCAATGACTCCGTGGGGCAAATGGATTTCAAAAACTTGTGGGGGCAGCGTTGCGAGACAGAATGGAAAAAGCGGACTTGTCGAGGGAAGAGCCGAAGCGGGAATGTTGTTGTACGGTGAGCAAGTATTATATACGGCACATCTGCAAAAGACATCAACCGAAACCTTTGAGGAAATGGCTGATTTTTTTGACAGTCCACAAATGCGAGATCACGTCAAAGACATTAAAACAGCGTTAGGGCGTGAGCAGATAATACTGACATCAGGCGCACGTATCAAATTTTTGGCACGTACACGGAACGGTGGACGAGGCCAACACGGTGATTTGTTGATATTTGATGAAGCACAGGAACTTGACGAAAACCAACAGGCATCGTTTCTGCCAGCAATATCCGCGAGCGCAAACCCGCAGACGATATACGTTGGAACACCACCAGCTCCGGAGTCCGTCGGTACGGTTTTTCGTGGCATCAGAGACAAGGCAATTGCGGGGGAGACAAAAACAACTGCATGGTTCGAGTTTTCCGTGGACAAAATCGGAGACGTAAGAGACCGTGAACGCTGGGCAAAGACAAACCCAGCACTTGGAAGAAGAATACTTGAATCAACCATCGAGGGCGAGTGCGAACAGATGGACGCAGATATGTTTGCCCGTGAACGTCTTGGTTGGTGGTCACCGATTGCGTCAAAGCAACTCGAATACGTGATACCGACAGACGTATGGGACGCTTGCAAATCGTCCGAGAAGAAACCTGACGGGAAGACCGCATACGGGGTAAAGTTTTCCGCAGACGGTGCGGAAGTATGTTTGTGCGGTGCGGTGATTCCAAATGAGGGTCCAGCGCGAGTGTCATTGATTGACAAGAGACCGACTGGTCACGGGCTCGGATGGTTGGCAGACTGGTTGAACGAAAGATATGACAAGGCGTGTTGCGTTGTGATAGACGGGCGCAACGGCGTCGATGTACTGGTTGATAAGATCGCACCAGTATGGCGCATGAAAGGGTCTGTTATAAGACCAGGAGTCAAAGAAGTGATCGCAGCGGTCGGAACACTGACCGACGCAATAAATGAAAAAACGCTGACATGGTACGAGGGGCAAGAAGTATTGCGCGACAGTGCCGTGACCAGCACAAAGAGAAAACTTGGCGGTGGTTTTGCATTTGGGGGTGAAAATTCAATCCCAATCGAGGCCGCTGCTCTTGCTTTATGGGGCGCGACTTATAGCAAACGCGACCCGTCGAAAACTATGAGAATAGGGTAGGAGACAAATGGAAATATTACTTTCACCAGCACAGGTACGAGGACTGGACGAGGAGAACCAGTACAGACTACAAAAATTGCTGGACGTATTCGCAAATACGCAGTCAAAGAACGAAGTAAAAGACAGATATTACGAGGGACACGTTCCGCTCGGTGAAGTCAATCTCGGCATCGCTTTGCCTGAAAATATGGCAAAACTTGAAATCGGATGCTCCTGGGGCGCAAAGACAGTTGATGTACTTGCGGGGCGTTCGATGTTTGATGGGTTCGTTGGTCTGAACGGTGAAGAGATTGACCAGCTCGAAAGCGTTGTCAGAGATAACAACCTTGTTGCGGAATATCCGAAAGCGTGTCGAGAAGAACTGAAAATCGGCTGTTCGTTTGCAACATTGTCTGCTGATAAAGAAATCGGATGCAAGATACGGTTTCATTCTGCCAAGACAGCGTGTGCCGTATGGGACAGCGAAAAGGGCCGAATCGCATACGGCCTTGCAATCATCGGAACTGCGCCGAGTAATGATGAACTGTGGATGCCGTCGCTGATGAATATGTACACGGATGACGCGATATGGGTACTGGAACGCAACGATACCGTATGGACTGCGACAAAGAACACGCACATCATGGGCAGACCGTTGATGGAACCGCTGATTTTCAATCCAACTGCATCAAAGCCGTTCGGACAGTCACGGATCAAAGAACCGATTCGTCGGTTGATTCAGAGCTACGTCAGAACGGTTGCCAACGCGACGATTGGTCTTGAGTTCAGCACTTCACCACAGAAATACTTACTCGGCATCACGGATGACCAGTTTGACGCGGTTGTAAATCAGAAATTCAGACAGTACGTAGGTTCAATCATTGCATCGACAACGAATCCGGAAACGGGTGAAAAGCCGTCATTCGGTCAGTTGCAACAGGGAAACATTACGCCTCACGTTGATATGCTCCGAATGTTGGCAACACAGTTCAGTGCTGCGACGGGTCTGACGGTAACCGATACGGGCGTTGTCAATGATGCAAACCCAACAAGTTCCGATGCGATACTGGCACAGTCACAGACGCTGGTCAATATGGCAGAGCAGCTCAATGAGTCGAACGGTGACGCACTGCGGACGATTGCGTTGATGGCACTTGCAATAATAAATGGTGTACCGCTTAACGGATTGCCTGAAGAACAACTCAATGTAGTCGCACACTTCAAGAATCCAGCAATGCCGTCTGTTGCGGTAACGGCAGACGCAGCCATCAAGATCGCAGCGGCCCGTCAGGGTTTCGCACAGACAGACACGTTCCTTGAAATGATTGGTTTCGGTCCAGCGGACATCCGCAGAATCAAGGCACAGGAACAGTTGGCACGGGGACTCAATGTATTAGAGGGTCTTGAAATAGAAGAATGAGAATAACGGACAAAACATGGAATCGGTACATATCGGTTCTGCGAGAACTGAATAACAAGGCTGCCGAGGACATGATTCAATACATCACAAAGCGGTTCAATGGGAATTTGGAAAACTTGAGTCCAAATGACCGTCAGGCACTGATTGATTATGCTTACGGGGTCGCAACGAAGTATGGCGAGGGGTCTGCTGCGGCTGCTTGCGAGATGTACGATGCGGTTGCAACTTTATCAAAGAAAGCCGTACCACCAGCGGTACCCGCACCAACAGCAAGCTATGGAGAAGTCGCAAAGACGGTAAACGGAACGGTGAAACAGAGTGCCGACATTGTGCCGTCTGCGGTCAGTAGGCTTGTCAAAAGGACGGGAGCAGACACAACACTGCAAAATGCGTTGCGTGATGGTGCGTACTTCGCATGGGTGCCACGGGGTGACACTTGTGCGTTCTGTATCATGCTTGCGTCGAATGGGTGGCAGAAAATATCCAAAAAGGCACTGAAGAACGGACATGCGGAACACATACACGCAAATTGTGATTGCACTTATGCGGTGCGGTTTGGTGATGATCTGACCGTAGAGGGATATGATCCGCAACAGTATTTGGATATGTATAACAATGCGGATGGTGGTACATGGCAAGAAAAACTAAACACCATGCGCAGACAGTTCTATGCGGAGAACAAGGCAACCGTTGGCACTGGGTCGGTGGCTGAGGAGTTCAACGTCAGTAAAGTGCTGAATAAGTTTGAACGAGAACATTTTAAGGATAATACAGAAAGTGGATTATTAATCACTGACGCTGGTGAACAAATTAGACTGGATGGTGTAGAGCATCATGTTGTGGGGGACGCTGGTGTCCTTGAAAAAATGGATAGTGGCGTATTTACACATAATCATCCGCTTGATGTGGTGTTTTCAGATAACGATGTGCTAAACGGACTGGTCAAAGGAAATCTCAAGCAAATGAGAGCCGTTACATCGGTTGGCAATATTCATGTTTTGTTAAATGATAATGTGCCAGTTGAGAACAGACGCAAATTCTTAACATTCTACTCGCAAGCGAGACGAAAGGCAAATAATACTGCCAATGAAAAAATACGAAGAGGAGAGTTAAGACAACAAGACAAAGAATCATTTATAAACGAAAGACTTGAAAAATGGTTATCACAAAATGCTGGTAATTATGGTCTTACGTATAAAAAAGAAAAACTATAGTTCACAACAGTTCACTCCGGAGCTGTTTTTTTATTATGGCAACTCGTGCCATGAAACGAGGTACTTTAGGAGGTAAAAAAGATGACTGACATCAACACAAATCAGGACGTTACAACTACTCTGAACGCGACCGAGAAGACGTTCACGCAAGACGAGGTAAACAGAATCGTCACGAACAGACTGTCAAAGTATTCAGATTATGAAGAACTGAAAGCAAAGGCAGCGAAGTTTGATGAGGCAGAAGAGGCGAACAAGTCAGAGCTTCAGAAAGCCATTGACAGAGCCAATTCGTTAGAAGCGGAACTGAACGGCATGAAAGAAGCGGACAAGGTTAGACAGTTGCGGGAAGAGGTATCACAGAACACGGGCGTTCCAGCGTCATTGCTTACGGGCAGCACGGCTGAAGAATGTGAGGCACAGGCAAAAGCAATATCTGAATATACGGCCAAGACCGCACCAGCCGCATACCCGTCAGTCAAAGACGGGAGCGATCCGCAAATCAATGTCAAGAAAGAAACAAGAGACCAGTTTGCAGACTGGCTCAATTCACAAGAATAATTAGGAGGAAACAAAATGGCAACAGGCGTTCCAACAAACAGAAGTAACATTGTACTGCCAGCAGAAATCTCTGCTGAAATTCTTCAGAAGACTCAGGAAGAGTCCGCAATCATGAGACTGGCTCGTCAGATCGCACTGCCAGGCAGAGGCGTAGAGATCCCAGTCATCACATCAGACCCAGTTGCAGAATGGGTATCAGAAACAGGCGTAAAGCCAGTGTCCAATCCTGGACTGTCAAAGAAAGTCATGTCAGCATACAAGCTGGCCGTCATCGTTCCGTTCTCTAACGAGTTCAGACGTGACGCTGCTTCTCTGTATGACCAGCTCGTAAGAAGACTGCCACTGGCACTCGCAAAGCAGTTCGATCAGACTGTACTTGCTGGTGCAGCTCCAGGTAGCAACTTCGACACATTTGCAAACTGCGAAACTCAGGACATCACGGCTGACGCTTATGCTGGACTGGTTGCAGCAGACGCAGACATCGCAGACAATGGCGGTATCCTGAACGGATTCGCACTTTCACCACAGGCAAAAGCAACACTGCTCGCAGCAGTAGATGGAAACGAAAGACCACTGTTCATCAACAGCGTAGCAGAGGGCGCAGTTCCTTACATCCTGGGCGCACCGACAGTCATGTCAAAGGGTATGTATGCTGCTGGTGACAGCACTAATGCAGTAGGTGTTGCGGGTGACTGGACACAGGCTCTGTACGGCACAGTTGAGGGTGTCAAGATTGATTACAGTGCAGACGCAACACTGGTTGCTGGAGAATCCGGAAGCACAACCACAATCAATCTGTTCCAGCAGAATATGTTCGCAGTAAGAGCAGAAATCGAAGTCGGCTTTGTTGCTGACACTTCTTGCTTCAACGTACTCACAACCACAGCAACAGCAGCAAGCGCATAACAATAAGGGCAGTCAAGCACGGCTGCCCTCTATTTTTGGAGGGAACTAATGGCTTACGCAACAGTACAAGACGTACAAGACCGTATGCTCCGTACACTTTCGTCTGACGAACAGTCGGTAGCATCGACGCTTCTCGAAGACGCTGCGGTTCTGATTGACTCGTACAACACAACTGCGACAACCGAAGTCAAGGGCGTTGTTTCTTGCAGAATGG